ATACAAAACCAAGGAGCATAAATTATGTACACACTCAACACAATAAGAACATTAAAAAGACAGAGACTAAACCTCACAGAGTTTATACAAAACCAAGGAGCATAAATTATGTACACACTCCTACAAAGAATACAACATACAAACATAGAAGTTTTAATACCAATGTATACAAAAGGCCAACTAATAACAATAGAACATATAAACATGTTAGGCCACAAACAAATAGACCAAGATGAAAAATATACCAGATTATACAGGCTTTAAGTCAACTAATGAAGTTTACGCAGACGATGCATTCGAAACGGACTGGGTACAAATGCAAAATAATGTTAAAGGTTTAGGTGGAAGAATAAAGGGCAAGAAAGAAATCGAAATAAAATCAAAGGATCTTAAAGGTAGCTTTCAGATAATCCTTAAGAAGGGCCGTGGGAACTTTACGGATTCAGAGGTAGAAATAATCTGGCCTGATGGTCACAAAGATAAATCAACTAGCTTATCTAAAGCAAGTGATATACTCAGAAAAATAGGAAATCCTAAAATTGGTTTGGACTGGGAAGATATGAAAGAATCTTTAGATGAAGCTGCTCCTAAGATGATGAGTGATCCTGATCTCGAAGTCATAGATGATATGGTGGCCAGGATAGGTGCATTAGGTCGTAAACATAACGTGGCACACATTCATTTCAATAAGGCAATAAAGAGCTTACAAGCAGCGAGACACCAAATTCGTACTAAGTGATAATGAAACACATTAAAGAATATCTACAGTTCGTTAATGAAGAACTTCCCACAAGAGAAATAGACCCAGGAAAATTTAATAACCCAGGTTCTAAAAATGATAAGGCCTATTTCACGAAGGGTAAGGGAGACGGAGATCCAAATGATGATATCGTCTTTACCAAGCCCGTAGGCATTCCAGCCAAATCACTCAAACCTTCTCAAGATGCAGTGTACTTAGGTAAGGCTTTAGGCTTAGCCATCAACGGAGTTGAAGGTGGTGATTTAGAAGCTGTTATCTCACAGGACAATAGGATCCTTGACGGACACCACAGGTGGGCAGCTACAATGTTCAATAATCCTGCTGCTAAAATAAGAGGCTCTCAAGCTGAGTTAGGTATAGGAGATCTTGTTCCAGTACTTCGACAAGCAGGAGATGCCATTGGTAACGATCGAGGACTGGCTCCTGCAGGTGGGGATGTAAATATATTCACTGCCACTATCGATGATGTTGAAGATGCCATTTACAAAGGCACAAATATGAACCCTACATTTTATGACAAAGATAAAGCAATCAAATGGTACGAAGGAAAAGGAAAAGAGACCATTGCAAAAAGACTCAACATGTTACAGAGAGTTGATCCCCCAGCAGGTGCCCCTTCTCGAAAGGATATGCCGAAGATTAAACCGGATCAGGTTAAGAAAATCACTAAGCATCTACAAGCCGGTGGTATAGATGTCCGGCCTCCATATAATGATTAGATAGTTAAAAACTTTTTGAAAAAAGTTGGTGCTAGATTTTTTTTTCCCAATAATTTTGTTTATATTTAATTATATTAAACACAAGGAAAATGAGCAAAAACGAAAAGATAAAGAAGTACCTGATATGGACCAGGGTTAAGAGAGCATGTACTGCTAGAATTGTAAGCCTAATTGTAACCACCTTTGTAGGTTGGGCTTTAACAGGCAATGCTGTAGTAGGTCTTAGCATAGGTACAGTAGACCTCATACTAAAACTCTTCATATACTATGGGCATGAAACTATATGGGAGAAGAAGATGGCCCGGGACATTAAACAAATTAAATTAGAATACAATGAAAACAACAATTGAAAGAGCGGCTTTAATCGATGAGATGAGAACGGAGCCGATATTGTACGACCTCTTAGGTCCTCAAGGAAATGTATTCCAGATTATTAACTTAGCCAACAAACTTGCAGTTAAGTTGGGATACGAACCCGATGAGAGAGGTAAGTTAACAACTGACTTGATGTCTGGAAATTATGACCACTTATTAGAAACCTTTGAGCTCCACTTTGGAAAATTTGTAACCTTTGTGAATAAATAACATGATACAATTAACTCAAGAACAAGCAAATTCTTTAGAAGGATTTTTCGAGGCACTCCCTAATCAGATTCTTAAGCACGGAGACACCGGCTATTATCAAGATAGTGAGGGTCTGACCATCATACAGTGTTGTGTGAACTGTGGGGAATATAACAGAGTGAACGTTTCTACTTTGGAGTTGCTCAGCTTTTGTGCAAGTGATAAAGCTATAAATGAAAATTAAGATGACAAAGAAAAAATTTGACTTAAGTGGTTTCACAAAGATGATGGGAACTTACATCGAAAAATTGGAGAAGATAATTGACGGTGATGCAATAAGTGAGAGAAACGAAGCACTTGAAAAATGTAGCAAACATTTAATAGAAGCTGCTGCAATACTAAGGGAGCATAATGACAAAGACCTTGATCACGAAATTGCTTTGTTAGAAACAGTTATCCGAATGGTCCAAGATGAAATAGTAGAATGAAAAGAATAAAAGATTACATAGAATTTTTTATCATCTGGTTTTTGGCCTGGGTGAGTGGTTATTTTAAACACGATTAATGCAAAAACTACCTTCTTATTTAAACTTATACACACGTTTCACTTTAAGCAGTTTAGCCATCATCTTCATGATAGCCCTACCTCTAATGTTTGGGTACAAAGAAAGCTATAGTAGGTACTATGCTGACTGCCCTATGCTTTTCACTTCGATATTTAATGTTTTAGCAATGGGACTTATGATACATAGGAATAAAGAGTGGACCTTCCCTTCTATTTCCTTAATAACTTTAGCATTATTTAACATGTATGATTTTGCATTCATTCACTACACGGCAGCCATAGCATTTTTCTTTAGTGCTACTTATGCTATGTGGAATGATAAGAGGGTCCCTTGGTTTGGGAGAGTGTCCTTGTGTCTTTACTGCTTATGGTTTTTTGATCTCATGTGGTTTGAAATGACACAGGTGATATTGATATGTATCTTTCATTTAGTGAACACCTTTAAATTGATGGACTTAAAGACCGAAAAGAAAGTTTTAACTCAGGCTCGGCAGTTAAACAAAGAAGAGTTCTGATGTATAATAATAAATAAATTCAAATGGAAGCATACATAGAAAAACAAGATGAGAAACTGTGGGTGTGTACAAAGTGTGGAAAGACTACAGCTGGTTATGATGGAGATTATTTAGTATCTCATGACCTTCACCTTTCTTGTCATCTAAAAGAAGAAATAAAAAAAGATAAAAGTGCTAAGAATAAAAATAGGAGAGAAGGAGAGTATAGATAAAGTGCTTAAACGGTTTAAGCGTAAGTTTATTCAGACACAAGTATCAAAAGAACTGAGAGAAAGAATGCACTTCGTTAAAAAGTCGGTAAAGAAGAGAAAGCAAAAAAAGAAAGCCGTATACAACGAACGTCGTAAAAATAAAGAAAATGACATATAAAAAAAGATACACGCCGAAGGGACCCTTTAAAGTTCTTAACGGTATGGAGATGAAATCAGGACAAAGTTTCTTTAAGAGATTTTGCAATTTAATAACTAACCCATTTAGATATTTATTCAAAGGGGAAATTCGATACTAACATGAAAGAAGAAAGAATATATGAAAGGAATCCAGACACAGGAGAAATTCGTTCTAGGAAACCCGGTGATTACGGAAATGAAAGAATAGAGACACCTGGAATCAAAAGACACATCGTCTATTCTGATGATGAGCTATCAGGAATTAATAACTGCCTCATACAGGCTAAACAATTCGGCCTAGACATAGAGGTGATATTGACGGCAATCAAAATAGCACGAAAAAATCCAGATATGACCGCATTTGACTGTATGTATACAGCTTTAAACGAATGGGATTGCATGTAAGATGAGAACTTTATTAGGAGGCATAAAAAGTACATTCATGATATTCTATTATATGATCACAATAGTGGTCCTGTATATGGGACTTCCCTTTTGGAATTTTTATAGGTACCTGTGTAAGCTAGGACAAGAGAAGGCAGGTGAAACAAAACAAGATGAGAAAACTTAACTTAATTTTTATACTGTGCATGGTCTTTACTGTGGCAGTAGGTCAAGTCAAATCAGTGTGGCAATATATGGATCTCGTTTCTCCAGAAGGAAAGGCCATAGAAAGATTTAATGTTATCGCTTCTACTGCTTTCATTAATGATAGCATTTTAATAGTTTCCTGTACTGATGATAAGATATTAGGTTTAGTTTCTGCGCCAAGCCAAGGATTGTTTGATGATACTGACTATCGCATTTACAAACGAACCGGAACAATAAGCAGTATGAGAGATACTGTGGGAACAGTGTATAGGTATGTTTATGAACACATCATTCACAAAAATAAATTAGTATTAATGATAGATGACAGTCTAAGTTTTGTAATGATCCACCCTAATCCACATGTAGGGTTGGTCTTTCATAATAATAAAAGGAAAGGGCGTGATAAGTGAACACAAATACATCTTCGTCATCGACATGGGAAGCCATCACACACACAAACTCATTGCGGCTGTTGGCGATCTGGGCTATTATGTTACAGCCAAACACTACAGCAAAATTGACCAGGGATCCTTTGAAGAAATATCAAAAGAATATGATGGGTTAATTATCTCCGGAAGTATGAGAAACATTGGAGAAGATGCATTTCCTAATTTACCTTTTGTTAAGCTTCCTAATTTACCTACATTAGCTATATGTTATGGAATGCAACTCATAGGACATAAGAAGGGTGTAAACGTAATACCTTGTAATAAAGGGCTTGGTGAAAAGGGTGAATATGAATTGGAGATAACTGAGGACAGTGTTTTATGGGAAGGGTTTGATCAAACATGTGGGGTTGTCTATCACTATCACGAAAATATGTTAGAGAAAGTTCCACCTGGATGGACCTTAACTGCTCAAACTGAACATTGCCCAATAGCTGCAATAGAGAAAGGGAATAAATATTTTTGTACTCAGTTCCATCCTGAATGTAATGAAGGTACAAAGAATGTAATGATTAAAAACTTTATAGAAAAAATTTGCTAGATGAGCTACCGAAATTACATACGCGCGGGAAACACTATCATCATTGGCATATCTGCCTTTATGATTGGTCTGCTCTTAGTAGGAATAATAATGAGCTGCCTTAGTAGTTGTAATAGACAGCAGTCTTACACATATTGGAATGGCATTTATCAACCACCACCCCAAGAAATTAATGATTATGAAAAACCTTGAACTTATATTATTACTCTTACTTATCTACACAATGTGTGTTCAATTAGCATATCCATTTCTTAAAGGATTCTATGATGGATATAACGATGCTAAAAACGGAAGACCTTTCAATGAGGACATTGAAAAAGAATTAAACAACGAAGAATGAAAAAGATAGGAAAGGCCGTATGGGCATTTACATACATATTAGGTACTATGTTAGCTACCGTAGTAGTCTTTCCTATTATTTTAGTCACTGCTATCATTCATACAATAGGAAAAACTTTTGAGGGAAAGGAAGAATAAATTATGGCACAAGCCGATAAGACATATCACCGTTTGTTACAAACTATTTTGTCGGAAGGTTTATCGAAAGCAGATAGGACTAGAACCGGAACGAAGTCTACCTTCGGTCAACAAGTCCGGTTCAATATGGGTGAAGGATTCCCTTTACTTACCACGAAAAAGATACACACAAAATCGATCATTCACGAGCTCCTCTGGTTTCTCAAGGGAGACACCAATGTGGAATATCTCCAGAATAATGGTGTGACTATCTGGAATGAATGGGCTGATTCTGAAGGTGAACTTGGTCCTATCTATGGAAAGCAATGGGTAGCATGGGGAGACGGTTTAATGACAAAGTACGGATATTGTCATAATCAAATACAGACAGCTTTAAACTTATTACGAACCGATCCGAACTCCCGACGTATTTTAGTTTCCGCTTGGAATGTAGGTGACTTAAAGGACATGAAATTACCACCATGTCACTACGGCTTCCAACTCTACACAAGAGAACTTACCTTCACCGAAAGATTCAATTATTGTTCAGCTTTTTATGAAGAGACAATACCTGAGCTGACTCACAAAAAAATGAATGCCTTAAGGATACCTACTCGAGAGATATCTCTTATGTGGAACCAACGATCTGTAGACACTTTCCTTGGCTTACCTTTCAATATTGCATCTTATGCATTACTACTTCACATGTTTGCCCAACAGGTTAATATGAAGCCTGGAGAATTAATTGGCAACCTTGGAGATACACATATTTACAACAATCACTATACATACGTAAAAGAACAATTAACCCGAAACACTAACAGAAAAGCACCTCAGTTAAAGCTTAGAAAAGCAGACAATATTTTCAGCTATAAGTACGAGGACTTTGAAATTTTAAATTATGAAGCAGACCCCAACTGGCGGAACGTTCCGATAGCAGTTTAACATTTTTCTAATTAAGGTATGAATATATACCACTTCGATAATTGTAAACAAAATTCTAATAACACTAAAATAATAAATTATGACTTACACAATTAATGAAACAGCTTATTCAGAAGGTGAATACTATGATGATCTAGGTTTATACCTGGGCACTAGAAGTACCTATACCCAAGACCGAACGGTCAAAACAGAACACATATTCACTAAAGGTAAAAGTTCCGATGGTACGGCCATCCTCAAAAGAATCCTCATTTCCGAAAGACCACATCAATGGTTGTGAATTATTAACAACTTTTAAAGTTTTTTAAAAAAGTTGTGTCTAGATTTTTTATTCTCAATTAAATTGATTATATTTAATTATATTAATAATTCAATAAACAATCAATGTTACAAACTGACAAATACACACAGGAATTTCAAATCGAAGCATGGGCTACCAGATACCACATTTATTCCTACATCAAGGAGCACGGTAAACTGAAAGCACTTCAGATTTTCCCATTTTCTTTAGTGGAGTATTTTGTAAAGTGGGAAGCATTGAACACTAAAACAAACGCATAATGAACAACTTTAACATTGAACTTCAAAACACAGAAGACCTTCGCAGTCTTAGAAATCAAATTACAAGAGAACTCAATCGTAGGACAAAGGTTCTTAGGAACCAACTCAAGGTTACTATCCAAGAGGGTGATAGAGTTACTATCGATCATCCGAAGACAGACGGAAAGGTCCTCATAGTTCGCAAAATGAAAATCAAAAGAGCCGATGTGGTCGAAGAAGGTAACACTTTCAACCGCTTCACTGTGCCGATTACCATGTTACAAAAACTTCTTAAATAAACAAACATGACAAAAGATACAATAATATTTGACTTAGACGGAACCTTAGCTGACATAACTGCTAGGAGGAACATATCTCACCAAGACAATGGCAAAATGAACTGGAAAACTTTCTTTGATCCAGCCAACATAAGTTTGGATCAACCTAACCACCCGGTGATCAATGCTGCTCAACTTGCCAACAAAGCTGGTTTTAAAGTGATCATATTTTCTGGGAGGAGCAAAGCTACTAAAGATGCTACTAGGCAATGGTTAAACGACAACGAAGTTCCTTTCGATGTTTTGAAAATGCGACCAACTTCTAAAGACTGGGCTTATATGCCGGACGATCAATTGAAACAACACTGGTTGGATGATATATTTCCTGGAGATCAAAAGAATAGGATAAGCTGTGTATATGATGACAGAAACAAAGTCGTCGATATGTGGAGAAAAAATGGGATACCTTGTTTCCAAGTGGCTCCCGGTAACTTTTAAAATTAAGACAATGAAGCAATTACTACAAGAGATCTCTGATCTCATTCAAGAGAAAGAAGATTCTAAAAAAGAATTTGAACAATCCGGAAACTGGTGCCACCCAAGTGTTACACCGATGGACCAACGACAGTTTGACGAAAGGGTTAGAGCCCTTGTAAATTCTTACGTAAAAAGGTTGGTTTCTCAGACTCGTGAAAGTGTACAAGAGGTGAATATATAAAAAAACAAATCCACACTTATGAACATACAATCATTTGCACAATTCATAACTCCTATTCCTGTCACAGAAGAAAAATGGGTCCAAGATGTTAAAGTCAAAAAGGGTAAGATGACAAAGATGTTAGATATTCCTGACGGAAAAACTGTAACAGATGTTTACGGTGGAGATCCTAAGAAATTAGCCAAAGATTTGTACAAAGCTACTAAGGACGATAAGTCTGAAGCTAACGGAATGCTTGCATTCGCAGGTAATGTATCTCACAAGAAACCCAATCTTTTTACTAAGGCTCAACAAGAGCTAGAGATAGTAGACGGAGATAAAAGCTAAGTCAGCGTGGAACGCATCCTAGCGGTTATCCTAGTCATATTACTGTGCGTGATAGGTTACCAAACGGTCTATAATAAATCACTTACACAAGAAATCAACGATAGAGAGAATCTTAATGATTCTCTTTTGTTAGTTATAGACACTTATGATAGCATACAAGCTGACCTCTGTGAAGTGTTTGACAATCTCCCAGTGAAAACTCCTCTTAAGACTGTAATCATTGATGATGGTTTTGGGTGGCGGAGAGATCCTATTACTAAGAGGGGTAAATTCCACAAAGGATTGGACATGAAAGGATCTTACAAAGATACCGTTTATGCTACAGGAAACGGGAGGGTCATTATGGCAAGTTGGAACATGGGATACGGTAGGTGTGTGGTCCTACAACACGCAGATGAGTTTCGTTCCCTATATGCCCACCTATCTAAAATCTTTGTATCAGCTGGAGATTCTATCCATGTAGGAGAACCTATTGGAAGAGTAGGATCATCAGGTCGGTCTACAGGCTCTCACCTTCACTATGAAGTTTTACAAAGTGGATATAGGATAGATCCTTGCGGATTTCTCAACCCACTAACTCGTGAAACAAATTGTGAATAAGAAGTATAGTGAGCTAACACAACTCTAAGGAGTTGCATCTTCTTGTACAACATATAGCATTAAAAATGAAAATGAAACTTTTTTCACTTCACTCAATATAATAATTAAATAATTTGTTAACTTACATAACAACTCTAAAAATGCATTTTCATGAAAACAATAAAGATCATAATCATAAGTCTTGCAATAGTAGGATTATGTAATACAACCCAAGCACAGTATAAGTCAACTGGCAAGGGTAAATATGGATTACTAATGTCACTAGGTGGTGTATCTATTACGGTCGGTGGATTTGCTACACGGCCGGAACGATTTTACAATAATGGAGTATGGGTAGAAAAGCCATTTCATAGACAAGGACCTAGAGCGTCTGCAATAGTTTGTGGAATAACACTTACATTAACAGGCTTCGTAGCTGCAATATCCGGTAACTAAAAGCTGACTATGGAATTCATCAGGACTATGACTTGAATAACAGTTTTAGTGTTGCAGATTAATCATTAATTAGAATAGAAATGAAAAAAGAAATGAAAAATAAAAAAATAACTATTATCACAACATTGATATGGTTTTCAGTAGTATTGATAGCATTATCGTCTTGTGCTCCGACTCAAAGTAATTGTGGAACAAAAGGACAGCATAAAGCCAGGAAAGCCAAAACAAGAACTATGGCTCCGTCAATGGCTCGTTAAAAGAATATAGACATGAAAGAATTTAAAGTGAAAGATGAATTTAGATCTAATGAATTAAGTTTAAAGCCTGGTGGCGAAACTGTTATTGTAAGAAAAAAGGGTCCTGGTGATAAAGCCATAATCTGTATATATGATAAAATTAAAAATCCTAAAGCATATATGAAATCAGCTTGGTCAAATCCAGCAGTACTAGATGTTTGGGTGGATAGTGATGCACCTATATTTACACGAGAATGTGGACTTGAAGTATATAATCTAATCAAAACTTTATCTAATGATGCTGATCTTGGAGCAGCAGTCCGAAAGTTATATTATGAGTATAAGAGATAAGTTTATGAAAGTAATGTTTTCCATTATTCTATTAATCCTCTTTGCATTAAGTCTTAACCCTTCACCGACTATAGTTGATCAAAAAGTTATTTGTTTAGAAGACGAGCATATGACTATTAAAGATGATGCAATGTATTCTACTTTAGATTCCGTGAAACGTTTGATGCATTCAATGATCCATGTGGAAAGTAGAGGAAATGATTCTTCATTCTGTGAAAAAGAAAATGCTGTTGGGTGTTTGCAAATAAGACCTATTATGGTCAAGGAGGTTAATAGGTTCTTAAGAAAACTGGGAAATGAAAAAAGATACACCCTTAATGAAAGGTGGTCCAGAAAAAAATCAATAGAAATGTTTAGAGTGTGGTACAATTATAGACATTCGGAAAGTACATTAGAAGTTATTGCACGTTCATGGAACGGTGGACCCAGAGGTCCTAAAAGAAAATCAACATTAAATTATTGGAAAAAAATAGAATTACATTATGATGAATTGGACTACAACAACTACTTGGGGAGATATAAGGTTTGAATATGTTACCCCTGAAAATCTTCGAATAGAGGTAAGCGATCTACCTTGGTGGAGGCTGAACTAGATTCAATTAATTCCATATCTTTAACATTGTCGATACTGGTTCCTCCTACGATTTGTTTACCGTTTTTCTCTGCCCATCTTGCAATTTTCTTTACTAAAGGTAATGCGCCTCTTCTTTTAGCAAATTCTTCAATGTTACTAGGAACATAAACAGCTTCATTAAGAGATTCCTTTATGGTCATTCCTTTGGCTTTACCTGGAAGTTGTTTCCAGTTTATGAAGGCCCAGTTTTCTGCCATCTCTTCGTTCTTAGCTTTAGACATTGCAGCTTCCATCCTCTTAGCGAAGTGTTCTTCGTATTCCTTGCCAAAAGTTTTTCTTATCTTCCACTCCTTGTCCCACATCTCTTGTGTAACCTCTACTTCTTTAGCTTCATTAACCGATTCGTCTAAATCAAGTTCTCCTTTGTGAAATTCAATGTCTGAAGATCTGAAGCCCTTTAACTTAACAGAAACATAATCACCTTGGGTGTGATTTACAATTCCCTTCTTTCCGTTAAACCTTTTACCATCTGGTCCACCAACATTTGTGACTGTGATCTTATTCCCTTTCTTAAAGGGATTCTCATCTTTCTTTTCTTCCAAATTAACTGACTCTTCCCAGTGAGGACTGGCATTAGCACCCCTTGTTGGATGTACATCATTAAAGCCTTGGTATTGTGGAGTCCCATAAGCATTAGTTTCAGCCTCATCCTTCTTAGCAGTCTCCGCTGCCTTTTGATCAAAAAAGTTTTTGAAATCACTAACCGTACCTGCAAAGTGACGGATTGCTTCTAAGTCTTTATTCATTATCTGTGCCATTATATCTTTTTAAATTGTTGTTTAAGCTTTTGTATTGCAGCTCTGACTTTCATTTTCTCCATGTCTATGTCATCAAGTTTTAATCTTAATTCATATAATTTGATAGCATAATTATCACCTCTCTCTTGAGCCGCTTTGTATCGTTCAGTGTCTTGTTTCTTTCGCCTAGCTAACTGAGCAGCATGCTCACCTGGATTGTATGCGGCTGAATCTTCTTTGACTTCAGCCTCAAAAATATTAAAATTTGGGAGCCTCATTTACTTGATGTTTTTATTAAGCCAGCCAGTGATGTAAGCTTTGAATTCCTTTGCAGCTGGTTTTATATCTGAAGGTTCTGTAAGAGGACCGTTTTTCCAATTGTCCCATCCAGTTAACATGTCTTCTAGAGCATCATCAATATTAATGATCTCCACATATTCTTCCGTTATAGCTTCACTTTCTGTAGCAGACATTGATCCGTAAGATTCGTCTATAGCATCTCCTACGTGTTGTTTAGCTTCTTTAATGTATTGTGTACCAGAGTGGTTCGGGTTTTCGTTACCCTCATAATCTAATCCCTGTTGGGCTATTCCCATTGCTAGATCTTTAACTCTACCTGCTATAGGTGTAAAAGTATAACCTGTACTGCCGCCTCTAAGTCCTGCAGTGGACCAGGTGGCAGAAGTCATAGGGGTTCCGAACCCTACAGCAACAAGGCCTTCGTTTTCTTTTACATATTTGTCGAAGTTTGTCAACTTATCCATGTCTTATGTATTATTTGTTTATATATTTTAGAAACAAACCAACTTTTGTTGTGTATAAAAATAAAAGAAAACTATGCCTGAATTTTTTAAGACGCGTATGGGCCATAAATTTTATGAAGCCGACATACCGAGACTGACATCTGTATTAGAAAAAATTGCTAATCAACTTCAATCTCTAAATGAAAGAGAAGAGAAGAAGTGGAGATTGGATGAAAAACTTAAACGGATAGAATTGAAAGATAAATTAAATGAAGGATCTGGAACTGAAAGATAGGAAAGAGTTTATGAAAACTCTAAATGAAGGTAAAACTTGTTATTTAAGAAAACCTCGATCGTGGCAAAAGATATATTTCTGGTGGGAAGACAATAATGAACAGTGGTTCATGAATAAAGTCTATGATGTGCGTGAAAACGGGTGTGTGAAGCCTGACATCAAAAAGGGTGTTTGGATAATAGCCAAGGATCTTGATCACCACATAGATATGATAGAACGAGAAGGGTATAAGTATTACTTAAAGACTGAAGACGATGAATAACCTATTGATAGCTGCCATCTTTCTGTTTGTAGCTCACATCATTACCTGGATTCAGCTCAACGGACAATTCAAGTGGGAATGGTTCAAAGAACATGAGGGTTGGGTAGTCCTACTCTTCGCGGTTCCTGTAGCATGGCTCTTTATAAATTATCAAAAGTTTGCTTATTTAGCTTTTGACGGTTCTCTTTGGTCCTTAAGACTTATGGGCTTTAGCGGAGGCATCATAGTGTTCTTTGTAATGACGTGGTTATTAATGGGAGAATTACCTTCTGTTAAAAATCTCATCTGCCTAATATTAGCCTGTTTCATCATCGGAATACAAACATTACTTAAGTGAAAAAGTTATATGACATATTAGGTGTACCTACCGATGCTTCTGATGCGGACTTGAAAAAGGCATACAAAAAGTTAGCCATTAAATATCATCCTGATAAAAACCCAGACGATTCAGCTGCTGAAGAAAAATTCAAAGAGGTAAATTCAGCTTATGAAATTCTTAGTAACCCTAAGAAGAAGGTACAATACCAACAGCAACAAAATCCATTTAGTGGGGCGGGCAGTACTGGATGGACTCAAGGTGGCATGGATATGTTTGAGGAAATGTTGCGGAATCAAAATTTTGGAGAGATGTTCAACCAGAGATACGGTTGGGGAAACAGTGGAAGAGGTAGAGATGTACAGACCATAATGCAGTTAACATTACAAGAAGCTTATTACGGTGTTGAGAGAAAGATGATGATGGGAGTGAAAACGTTTAATGTTAAAATACCCAAAGGAGTACGACCAGGTCAGCATTTACGTATCAAGGGAGAAGGTCAAAAGGGACACACAGAGGATAAGAATGGAGACCTCATAGTGATAATAAAAATAGCCCCCCATACCACATTTTTGCTAGATGAACAGGGATTACATACTGTGATACACATTGATCTCTATGATGCTATACTAGGAAGCACTAAAAAGATTCAAATATTTGATAGGACTTTAAATTACAAGATACCTAAAGGAACTCAGAATGGTAAAACACTTAGGATAAGAAATAAAGGATATCCTTTGTGGAAAAGAGAAGGAATGTTTAGTGATCTTTTAATTAGTGTAATTGTAGACATCCCTACAAATCTTACACAGAAAGAATTAGCATTATTTGAAAAACTTAAAGAGTCAAAGAATAGATAAAAAAAGAAAAGGTGTAATGAATGAAGATTTCAGTTTTGAAAACTTAGAAGGTGCTAAGAAATTTTTAGATGATTTAGAAAAGTCATCAAGGGATAGATACTTTAGGTTGTGTTATGCTGCTTTAATTGCCAGCCCGGATGAGGTTTTAAATAATACTGCTGAAGCACACCTCAAATTTGAAGGCTTATCCAAACTTATTACTTATTTTGAACGCAAAGAAGAATTTGAAAAGTGTTCTCAGCTTCAAAAACTTTTAAAGATGATATAAATGAAACTTTTTCACTTCACTCAATATAATAATTAAATAATTTGTTAACTTACATACACAACTCTAAAGAATTGTATTTTTGTTAACGTCATTCTATAAATAACATTTGATTATGAAAGAAATATTAGAATTTATCTTTAGTAGTTTTTGGCACTGGCTTGGTACATTTGTCCTATTAGCTTTAATCGTAAGGTGGAGATTATTTTACATTTACCTTAATGCAGGTAATAATGATAAAAAGAAAACCACGCCTTCCACGTTTTGGAAGGATTTAGCGGACATTGGTAAGAACAAACCTCCTAATGATCCGACCCCTAAGTGATTGTTAACAACTTTTTGAAAAAAGTGTGTGATAGATTTTTTTTTCCCAATTAAATTGATTATATTTAATTATATTAATTAAACGGAAAAAATAAACATTATGACTTCATTCACAAACAAATTAGACAGACTACAAGAGTTCATTACCGAAATGGAAGGAACATCTTCAAACAAGGTAAAGCTCGGAATCCTCAAAAAATACTCTGATGATGCCTTCATTGTGAGGGTGCTCAAATACACTTACAATTGGTACAAAAAGTACGGTGTGCATGTAAGGGTGTTGAAAAAACATTCAGACCTCCAAAAGGACGGTTACATCGACCTATTCTACCTCTTGGATGCATTGGAGAAAAGAACAATAACCGGACACACCGCAATCGCATATGTGAACGGCTTCATTAACAACCTTCCTTCCAAATATGAGGACCTCATCCACAGAATCATTGATAGAGACCTTAAGATCCGGGCTAACGGAAGATCAATCAACAAAGTAATTCCAGGGTGCATACCTACATTTAAGGTGGCTCTCGCAAACAACTATTCACCCAAAAGAGTGGACCTCGAAAATGAAGAGTGGTTCGGATCCAGAAAATTGGACGGAATCCGATGCCTCATCAGAAAAGAAGGAAAAGATGTAACGGCCTTTTCAAGGAACGGCAAAGAAATTGAAACCTTAGGGAAAATCCTCGAAGAGGTGAAAGAATTAAGTGGAAACTTTGTCTTGGACGGAGAGATCTGTCTGGTGGATGAAAACGGTAAAGAAGACTTCCAAGGCATTATGAAACAAATCCGAAGAAAGGAACATACAATAGAGAATCCAAAGTACCTCGTTTTTGACTGCCTAACACTGAATGAATTCGATGAGGCTAAAGGAAATGATAATCCTCTTTCTAATCGACTGAACTTCGCAAAGAGAATCATAGGAACAAAAAAATTCATCGAGATAATTGACCAGGAGATTGTAAAGACTGAAGACAGATTCGCAGAAATGGTAAAAGATGCTGAAGACCAAGGATTCGAAGGAATCATGATAAGAAAGAATTCTGACTATGAAGGTAAGAGGGGATGGAATCTACTAAAGGTGAAAAAATTCCATGATGATGAGTACATTGTCAAAGACGTGCAAATGGGACCAATGAGATGGGTTGAAAATGGATTTGAAGTAGAGAAAGAAGTTCTAAGAAACATAATCATCGAACACAAAGGCTGCTTGGTGAGTGTAGGATCCGGATTTTCCAAAGAGGAAAGGGAACACTATCGCTCTAACCCAAAAGACATTCTTGGAAAGACTGTGAACATTCAATATTTCGAGGAAACGCAAAACCAATCAGGTGGATTTAGCCTCCGCTTTCCAGTGATTAAATTTGTTTATGAAAATGGAAGAACATTGTGAACAACATCTTTTAACTTGTTGAAAAAAGTTGGTGCTAGATTTTTTTATCCCAATTAAATTGATTATATTTAATTATATTAATAATTCAATAACATATAATACATAATACTAACAGTATGCTGTCTCCCTTCTACGGTGACCAATGCTGTCATAAATTAGAATATATTAATGAGAAAGGAAGATTTATACAGTGAGAGCCACATACCCACACTGAAATTTGATACTCGTTCTGAGTTTAAAGATGCCTTTGGCGATATAGAATATATCATCCAAAGAAGATTGTATTACGGTATTAAGGCCATCTTAGATGGAGTGGTTGAAGACAAAGACTACATTATTTTAGCTTACTTAAATGAAGAGAAGTTTTGCTTTGGTTCACCTAGAGAAGTTTGGCCTGATAACCTAGAGAGTTCTTTAGTATATTTTGAAGAAGTAGAGAATTATGAGATGTGTGCCAAGGTGGTCCAACTCTTAGAGAGGTTAGAGGATGAGCTTGGTGAATAAATAATAATATGGGAAAATCTATCAACATATTCGACTTGGACGATACTTTAGTAGTCACAGGATCTAAGATTAGAGTATTTGATCATAAGGGCCGAAAGGTCATAGAGCTTACACCCCAAGAATTTAATACTTATGAAGCTGACCCAGACCACTTCTTAGACTTTTCAGATTTTAGAGATGTAGAAATACTTAAGGCAGGAAAAATAATAGATTGGGTCTTTGACATTCTACGAAGGACTATCAAAAGAGGAAAACCTGTAGGAATCATAACTGCTCGAGACGACAGTGCAACTATTGAAGAATTTTTATCTCAACACGGAATAGACATCAACCCTAAATACATTTTTGCTATTAATGATCCTTCAGAAAACTTTAGCGGAACGACCGCTGAAAAAAAGAAAGAAGCATTTATGAAATTCATTAAAATGGGATTCACAAATTTCCAATTCTTTGATGATGATGCTGAAAACATAAGGATTGCAGATTCTATAGCAAAAGAAGACCCTAACATTAAAATGCGAACCAAGTTAATTAAACAAAAATGGATCCCAAAATTCGACGCCTTCAATTAAAGGTAAATGTAGCAAAGAAAATTTTATTGAACATTAGTGATCTTTCGGTAGCTTCTACTTTAAAGGTTGCATGCATGGCACTCAAAAAAGATTTTAGTAAGATAGCTAGTTTTGGTTACAATGGATCTTATTCAGGTGCTGATATTAATGAGAACACTGGTACTGAGGAAGACAGTTTAACTCCTGGTGAAAGTGGATTCATCCACGCTGAGATGAATATGATAGCAAAGTTTAAAGAAAATGATCCTGAAAGGTACATCATTATCTTAACACTATCTCCATGTAAAATGTGTACCAAAATTCTAATCAATGCCGGATTCAAACATGTTTATTGGATCGAAGAGTATAGAGAGACAGACCACCTTAAAATCTTCCAAGAATGTGGAATTACAGCAGGTAATTTCAAAGATCTTCTAAAACACTATCCTAGCATTCAAGCGTGAAATATATAAAAAAATAATAGACACTCTTGATTATAGAAGCACTGAGTTTTAAATTGGCTCTAGATTTTTTCAAGTATTTACATAAGAACAGGATTTATTCTACCGAGATTAAGATTGACTTTTTCGATAGAGTGAGACATGAGTATTATGACTATACAAATATTGCAGCAATGGAAGCTTATTGGAACGAACACTATGTACCAATTAATAATTGCTTTATTGGAGATTTAGGAGGTATAACCTTTTTTAGATCGACAAGTGATATCTATAACTTCGATACAAACTACAAGGCAATAGATGTAATAGGCAACTATACATTAGTACCTGGCTCTGGTTTTGATCTTCAAAGGAACAGACAGAGACAGGTGTTTAAAGATAGGCAACATGATTTTATTGACAAGACTGTTAGTGAATACTTGGCTTTTTACACAGAACTAAAATTCATCTATGTTACAGGTATCTATTCCCCATGTTACGCAGAACCAGGTTGGTCAGAAAACACATGGTACATTAAATCACTCAGAGAAGCCTTTACGAGTTCAACTACAGTTTCACAGTTTCCATACTCTAATGCTAGGATAGAAAAAAAGCCTCCTGAATAAGTGAGAAGAATAAAAATAAATAAAAAAACATCAAGTTAGATGGCATTCAATCTTAAAGAATACATTCTTTTTAGGACCGAGATTAAAAGAGAATTGTTTAACGAGGAAGTTGATAGAAACTTCCAAGCGGTCGCAAACCCATGGACAGATTATCGTAGGTATGAAATTGGCGATGTGGTGTATCACCCAGTAGTCATAGAATCTATAACAGGAG